TTAATTTTTTAAAACGAAGTTACCTCTGTCAGGGTCAAAAGCACAATTATCTCTTCCTACAATCATTGAAACTGCGATTGATTCCCTGCTCAAAGGATGAGCCGCCCTTGTTTTAACAAGATGTATTAATGCCATTTTATCATACAACATACAAACATTTGAATTCATTGAATTCCTCATAAATACCCCATCTTCTGGTTCACATAATGTAACAGGGCATGTTCGTAAGCTCTCTGGCACTTGCAATTGTGCATGCTCCACATTAAATGCACATACTTCAATTTTATCTAACAACTCCTCTAACTGGTAGTTAGAAAGCAAATCCATATTTTCGAGCATCTCAATTTCACGCAGTACTGTAACTTCACGGCTTGTCAAACTACCATGATTAAGTGTACGTTCAATATGTTCTATATATTGAAGGCCAATCTGGATATTATCATTCGATAAACCATCCTGGTTAAGACTTCCCATAAAATATCCATTTACCTGCATAGGTCGTATTGACACCATCAACTCACCCAGTCTTATTTGAGCTTCTCCACGAATAGTCTGATTACGTATCTCAGACAAGGTTTCTTGAGGAATGTCAGACAAAAAACTAACCCCAGGTAAAATATAAGGCGTTAAATCTACAGGCATTCCTCTCCCTCCATTTTAATAACTTAATTTTGCTTTAGTAAAAAATAAAAGTACATAAAACTACATTTATATCATTAATTATCACTTACAACAAAAAGCTTCTCTTTTTGTATCAAAGTGACATTCATCTTTTCTCATAATCATTGATTCTGTTATAGGTTCTCGACTCAGAGGATGAGCTCCACCAGTTTCAACAAGTTGCACTAACGCGTCCTTATCATATAGAGAGCATATCTCAGCACCTCGTGAGTTTCTCATGAACACCCCAGTCTCAGGTGTGTCCAGCGTTATCGGGCATGTCAAAAATGACTCCGGGCAAGAAAAGTGATTAGAATCAGGTCTAAATAAACAAGAATTTATTTTTTCCATTAATATTTTATTACTTGTTTTATTTTCTCTGTGTTCTGCCATGACACTCTGAAAATAGTTATTAACACTACTTAAAAAATCGACACCTCCATTTAATTGCCTTTCCAGAGCCACAGCCCTTCTCTCCATTCGATGCTCACGCCCCAATAGCCTATCCAGTAAGCCTCCTCTCACCGGTTCAACTGAAAATCCATCCAGTAGCTGGACATAGTGAACAGAATATTGGCCACTACCAATGGATATTCTTATTCCACTTTCAAGTCTGGCAGCATCCTGCAAAGACTGTACTCCTGCAGGAGATAATTGAGATATACTTGGGATACTTAAGGTGGTAACAGGCATAAAAACCTCATTCAGTAATTCATATCAGTTTGCAGGATGTTTCATTAAATAAAATAAAGGGTAATGTTCATTTCAATTACCCTTTATAACGAAGTTTCCTCTGGTATCGTCATAAATGCATTCTTCATGTTTTACAATTATTGATGCCGTTATTGGTTCCCGGGTCAGTGGGTGGGGTAAGCCTTCACCAACCAAACGAGAAAATGCAGCGGCATCAAATAAAGTACATACATCTGAACCATCTGAATTCTTCACAAAAATACCTTTTTCAGGCTGCTCCAGTGTAATTGGACATTGAATAGCCTCAAGCGGGCACTGAAGTCTCTCTGGACAAACAGAAAACTTACATTGAGATATTTTGTTCTGAATACTCTCTTGCGATTGTGCTTCACCTGAGTCCGAAAGCATACTTAGCATTCTCTCACCAAGGGCTCGAGGACCACTATTAAATCCCAAAAGCAATAACTCAGAAAGCAATCCGCCATTACCGCCACTGGATGAAAAGCGCCCATTAGTAGAATCATACACAATACTGACAGTTTCACCACCGACTGTAATATCTCCGCGCCCATTGGCTACAATTCGGGCACGAACAACCTCCACCCCAAGATTAAATGAATGTGATCTAATATCTGAGGTTAATGGCATAACAAAGCTCCCTATTTTAATTTGAACTCCAGACTTAAATAGCTGTAACAAACATCCCCCATACGTGACAACAAAAACCAGAGCAGGACTCCGGTTTTTGTGAACCCGTCGGCTATTTCATCCCGCCAATATTTTCCCACCTCCCGTCAGCACGTAGGATTTGCAGCGGTCTTACCATGCACTGTATCTGCTTTTTATCCGCATCCAGTATCACCACCTGTGTGATTACCCTGTCCTGCTCCGGAATAATGCCATTCTCATCTGACTCCAGGATGTCTGCCGGCCCCAGTCGCAGTTGTACTGTAAGCGACTGCCCGTGTTCACAGTCATCATGCTTTCCGCAACCACACAGACGCTCCATAAGCTTTCTCAAAATATTCATGTCATTCTCCTGTTCTGCCTGTATCACTGCCCACTTCATCCAGCCCCTTAACATCCTGCCACGGCCCGTCACCAAACCTGACCTGCAAATGCTGAAAAAAACCCTGAACCCGTGTGGCATCTTTGGGGGCAAGAAAGGTCAGTCCGGTGATGAGTGCGCCATCTGTATCCGGGAACCAGCCATTGCTGTTTGTCTCAATAATGTTTCCCGGCCCCAGACGAAAACGGATTTGTGTCTCCCCCGGGTCGCCCTTCGGTCCCTGAGGTCCGGTTGCCCCCACCGGGCCAGCCGCACCTGTTTCTCCTTTCGGTCCCTGTGGGCCTGCCGGGCCTGCCGCACCGGTATCTCCCTTTGGACCCTGTGGACCTGCATTTCCCGTCAGACCGGTCTCTCCCCGCTCTCCCCTGTCACCTTTCGGCCCCTGCGGGCCTGCCGGACCAGCATCACCTGCCGGTCCCCGTTCGCCGGTTGCCCCGACAGGGCCGGTGTCACCGCGCTCTCCCTTATCACCCTTCGGCCCCTGAGGACCCGCGGGCCCCTGTTCCCCCTTTGGCCCGGGAGGTCCCACCACGGTGGGGATTCGGTTTACGGCCTCTTCCGCCGCTATCCTGCTTTGTTCCGCTGACTGTGCGCTTTCTGCTGACTCCCGGGCTTTTTCTGTTGCGGTCGTTGCATCCCTGGCTGCATTACCGGCTGCACTTTCTGCCGTCTTTCTTGACAATTCAGCTTCTGCTGCACTTTGTGATGACTCACTGGCTTTTTGAGTGGCCGCAGAAGCCGAGGACGAGGACGCCTCCTCTGACTGCTTTGCAGCGGCTGCACTTTCTGCCGCCTGCCGGGCTGACTCCGATGCATCCCCTGCTGAAGTGTCAGCATTTGCAGCGCTCTCTTCTGCCTGACTGGCTGATATGCCGGCATTCCTCGCGGACGTCTCCGCCTCTCCGGCATTCTTCTTCGCCTCCTCAGCGTGACGCGCCGCTTCTTCCACCATCAGTTCAAAACGACGCAGTGCCTCCGGCCGGACGTCATCCTCCGACATGGCACCGAGAAAATCATTCAGCGTACCGGGTTGAGAATCTTCATACACGGTGATGGTCCCGGCATGTGACGGCGGGAATCCTTCCACCAACAGAATGACGCTGTACTGACCGTACTCAACGTCCATGCTGTAACGACCGGCTTCATCCGGATTTTCAGAGGCCACCGTGTTCACCACCACCGTGCTGCTGGTCCGTCTGGCTTTCAGTTGAATGGTGCAGTTCTCTACCGGTTTTCCTGTGCCGTCTTTCAGTACACCTGAAATCTTTACTGCCATATTCACCCCACAAAAAAGCCCGCCTGAACCGGCGGGCTGTCATAACACTGTGTTGCCTGGCTAATCAGAACTTATAACCGACACCCACGATGAAACCGTCAGTGCGCCAGTCGCCACTGCCGGAGCCTTCATAAGCAATATCAATGGCCACGGATTCGGTCGGGTTAAACTGCACGCCAGCCCCCCACGCCAGAGACGTGTTGCTGTGGCGACCGTCATCACTTCCGGTCAGCACATCGTGCGTTTTCCCCTTGTTGTCAGTTACGCGGAGATAATCCCCGGAGAAAGTCGACACACGGCTGTAAGCCACTCCCGCCATCGCATACGCGCTGAACCATTCATTCACGCGCACAGACGGCCCCGCCATTACGCTGAACCAGCGGTTACGCACGGAATCTTCATGCCAGCGGGTATCGCTGTAACGGGTAATCTGGCGATTCCTGTCTCCTGCATAGCTGAATGACGTCACCAGCCCCAGCGTGTCCGTGAATTCATAACGGTATTTCACGTTAATCCCGTTAAGATTATCGCTACCGGGAGCGTTCGTCGAGACATGAAGATACCCCGCGCTCAGCGTGGCCTGCTGCTCAGACGCCCATGCAGGCGCACCGGATACGGTCAGACAAATGGCTGCGGACAAAATGGCGGCATAAAGTTTACGCATAATTACCTCTCGCTTTTCTGCAATAAAAAAGGCGTCATTCCTGACGCCCTTTATTGGGGTTATAAATATTTCAACGAATACTGATGCCGGAAGCAGCTTTTTTGGTCACAATCACCGTACAGTCGGTGATATTGCCTGCCCCCTGATTGCCTTTCTGGAAAATCTTAAACTCCAGAGTGACGCTACCACCACCACTAGGCATATCAATAACTGCACTGTAACTACCGGGAATGGCCCCTTTAGTTTCTCTGGATGCGATTAATACGCCGTTTTTGCGAACTTCAAAACCATACCCCGTGTATCGCGTGCCTCCTGGGTTATTTCCGCTCCCCGGATCGTCATACGCTATACCGTTAAAAATAATGGGCGGAATAATAATCTGGCGGTCAAAGTTATGATCATCGCTGATGGTGACTGTAACCGTACCGTTTGGTGTTTCCGTGTTACCCCACGTACCGACTTTTTTCGGGAAGGCTTTTGATACAGCTTTAACGAAATCCCCTCTGACCTGGGTCGCCTCCAGCATGCCCTTAATCGTACAGTTCTGGTTAATCGTGACATTGTTGAGCGCTCCTGAGTTCGCATTCACACTGCCACTGATATCCGCATTTTTCGCCGTCAGTCGCCCGTCTGGTGTCAGGGAAAATGCCGGAGGATTACCGCCGCTGGTAATGGTGGGAGCCGTCAGATATTTCAGGAACACTTCATTCATGAATATCTGATCGCCCTGACCAACAAACATCGGCTTTGTGTTGCCATTCGCAGGATTAATCATCGCAATCCTGTCTGCTGCCAGCAGCACCTGACTCTGCATGCCGTCGGGGGTGTTCTCAATACCGGCACCGATACCCGCAATATAAAGGCGTCCGTCCTGCATCTGCTGCAGCTTCACTGCCCACATGCTGTTCAGGTTATTATTTGTATCAACCTGAACCTTCTGTATCTGCTGGATCGCTGCACTCTGGTCTTCCAGTTTCTTATTGACGGTCTGTGTTATTTCATTGCTGACATCCGTTATGGACGTCCTGATTTCAGTCAGGTCAGGCGCAAGCTGACCGTTATCAATCTGCGTCCACAGCTCCTGAGCCAGATGGGTTTTCCCTATCTCGCCTTTGAAAAAATCCAGATAGCCTGATGCATCATCACTCGGCTGACCGACAGCCTCTACAAATGCCGATTTGCCAACGGTGTTCACACTGCGGATATAAAAGTAATAATCATGGCCCGGTTTGATATTGATACTGGCAGCTATCCAGTACAGCGCCGTGCCAAGATAGCGGGCTGTGGTTTCAACCTGCCTGATATCAGCAATCCGCTTTTCCGAGAACCAGAACTCAAACTGTACCGTCGGATCATAAACCGCAAGATGCGGCGTGGCGGTTATCTGAAAATAGCCCGGTGTCAGCTCAATCCGAGACGGCGCTGCCGGTGCGGCAATCCGGAACGATACCGATGCCGGATCGCCCTGCTGTCCCCACGCATTTACCGCCCGGACTGTCAACCTGTAGTTCCCCGGCGCCAGTTGCGTGAAGCGGTATGTGGTTTCTGTCGTCCTGGCCGTGCTGACCAGCCGCTCACTGCCGTCATCCGCTGCCACGGTCAGGCGAAGCAGGAAGCTCACGCCCTTCACCACCTTCGGCGTGTCCCAGCGCGCCAGCACCTGATATTCCCCGCTGTCTGCGGTGACTTCGGCGGTCAGGTGCTGCACCGCTGGCGGCGTGACACCATTCACCGTGCCGCTCTGGTCGCCGTCAAAGTGCGCCCCGTTATCCACGATGGCTTCTTTTTCCGGCACGTGCTGCACCGCCGTGATGGCAAAGGTGCCGTCCGTGTTTTCCCGGATGGAGACACAGCGGAACAGGCGACGACGCAGTGACGGCAGGGAGAGTCCCCATACACCGTATGTCTCCACACCATCAGGCAGGGTGCTGACCTGTATCCGGTCCGGCGCGGGTGTGCAGTGATGGCCACGCTCACCGGCTTACGCTGCCGTTAATCAGGTTCACCGTGGCGGCACCTGTCTCCGGCAGGGTCACCTCACGGTCCAGTGTCAGGGTGCGGCTGGCGGCATCAATGGACAGGACACGTCCGCCGGTCATGGTCCCGGCATAGTCGTTATCACAGATTTCAATAATGTCACCGGGTGTGTGACGCAGCCCCTGTGACCCGAGCGTGAAATCCACCGTCTGCGTTTCCAGCAGTCCGGTCTTTATCACCCACAGCCCGGCACGGTGGGCCTGACCGCGACTGGTGCAGCCGAACGCATCCATCTTCAGCAGGTTGCGCCCGTAGCGCAGTATGGCTTCCGGGTCTTCCACCAGTTCCGTGGAGGTCTGCCAGCCGTTCTGCGGGTCGGTGTAATTCACCTCCACCGCCGTGTGGCGGTCCTTCAGGGCGCTGAAGCTGTAGCGAAACCCCACGCCGTTATCATCCACCACCACATCGCAGTTGGTGTACGGCCACACCACATCCGACGGGCGGTCCTGAACGAACGTCAGCGTCTGGCCGTTCCATACCGGCATACAGCGCATCGCCGAGCAGAAATCACTGAGCACATCCCACGCCTTACGCTGCTGTGACAGGTACGCATTAAAGGTCATCCGCGGCTCTGTCCCTCCGAAGCCGTCCGGGACACGCTGGTCACAGTACTGCCCGATGGCATACAGCGCCCATTTGTCCACGTCCGCGGTCCCCAGGCGTTTCCCCATCCCGTAGCGCGGGTGGGTCAGCATGTCCCACAGACACCAGGCCGGGTTGTTGCTGTATGCCGGTTTCAGACTGCCGTCCCAGATACCGCTGTAAGTGCGTTTTTCCGGGTCGTAGTTTGACGGCACCTGGATGATGCGACCGCGGATATGGTAGTTCACCGTCATCTGCTGACCGCCAAACTGCTCCGCATCCACCTGCAGCCCCACAATCGCCGTGTTCGGGTAGCACTGTTTCACATCGATGATTTCGGTGTATGACGACCAGAGCGTCTTATTCTGCAGCTGGTCCGTGGTGCTGTCCGCCGTCTCCCTGACCATCCGGATGTTAAAGGGCCGGGGCGGCAGATTATCCAGAATCACCGACGCCAGGAACTGCGAGGTGGTCTTGCCGTTAATGGTGACATCCTTTTCCGTCATCCATTTACCACCACGCTCAAGCTGAATCAGCAGGCGGACAGACGTCGGGTTACGGTCACCCTTTGAGGTGGTCTCCACCAGTGACTGCACCCCGAAGGTAACCCGCAGGCGGTCAATGTTCGCGGACGTAATGGTGCGCGTCACCGGCTTTGCCTTCGTCACTTCCACGCCCAGTCCGGTTTCAGCTCCGGAGGACTCAAAGCCTTCCGGTGGTGTCTGCTCCTGCTCCCCGGCACGCCAGACCGCAGTCACACCGTGTATCACGGGATTACCGTCCGTGTCCGTCAGCGGGGTTTTGTTCACCAGGATACTCTGCAGCCCCTTCACCGGGCCTTCTATCGGTCCCTCACCAATCGCATCAATCACACTCATCATCTGCGTGGATTTGAGATTATCCTTCGCCTCTCGAGGCGTGTGCGCCCTGCCGCCACCTTTGCCCATAATGTTCCTCTCAATTGGTATTATTAATCGCAGTGATAGGATATTGCACAGCTATTGCGCGATATCATCAGAACGCTGTTTGTTACCCTGTAACCAGCAAGCTCAGTCTGTTAACGGAATTAATGAGGGTTTTATGAAATGTAAAATCATTGCTGCCATTGCCATGCTGACAGCAGCATCATGCGGATACGCAGCAGAACAGGAAGTCCCAATGAACCTTGTCAGTGCTGACGGAAAAGAAGTCAGCATTGGAAAAATAACCATTCAGGAGACCCCCTACGGTCTGCTGTTCACACCAGCCCTTCACTCTCTGTCTGAAGGCATTCATGGTTTTCATGTGCACGAAAAAGGAAATTGCGCCCCGGCACTGAAAGACGGAAAACCGGTCGCAGCATTATCGGCTGGCGGTCACTTTGACCCGAAAAACACCGGCAAACATCTTGGCCCCTGGTCTCCGGATGGACACCTGGGCGACCTCCCTGCGCTGTTCGTGACGCATGACGGAAAAGCGAACTACCCGGTCCTGGCCCCGAGACTGAACTCATTAAAAGAGATTAAAGGGCGTTCTCTCATGCTTCATGCTGGCGGTGATAACCATCATGACCATCCGGAGCCCCTGGGCGGTGGTGGTGCGAGAATGGCCTGCGGCATCATTCAATAATCAGTCAGGTAAGGGGCGGGCCCCTTACCTTTATTCCTCAGGACGATAAATCCTTTCTCCCTGAAAAGAACGGCACATCCTCCCTCTCTGAGTTAATGTTTTTGTCGTGACATAAGAATAATTCCTTACACTCAATCTTCGTAACGCTCCCGCAGTTCCTGTCCGTGAGCACTGCGGGATTTTTTCGCTTTTATGCCTGCCGCCCGATAACCACGACCTTTCCGCCCCCGCCTTCATCACGGGTACTGATGTCCTGGGATATACGGCGGGAGCCAACCAGCATTTCCCCGTAAGGCACCGGCATCGGGTTACCCTGGGCAATCATGTTGTCCAGCGACGAAAAGTACGTGTTCTGTTTACCGTTATCCGTTGCCCTGTATTCCGGTGTTTTTGGCTTCGGGGCCAGCATCTGTGCCACACCACCCAGTATCATGCTGGCACCCAGTGAAAACAGCATCGTGGTGGCAGAAAAACCGCCGGCACTCAGCGCTGCACCCCAGGCTGCCATCGATGCTCCGGCCGTGAAGAAAGAGCCCACGATGGCTGCCGCCCCCAGCACAATCTGCAGTCCACCCTTTCCGGCCCCGGCCAGTCGCGGCACAATGTGGATGACCGTTCCCTCACCCAGCTGTTCGTGAAGACGGGCGTACACCGCCTCCGGTGCCGTGTCCTCACCGCGAATACGTATCTGGTACCAGCCTTCGTTCATCTGACGGCGGAATCCCGGCATCTGCAGCGACAGGGCACGGATGGCTTCCGCTGCCGTGTTCACGTACAGGCTGAGGCGGCGGCCAAATCGTTGCAAATCCCCGTGAAGGCAGATGCGTGCCAGTGGCGGTGACGCCAGACAGAATGCGTTCGTCGTTGCCATTTTTCAGAATACCTCTCCCGTTTACTCAGTTGTTCAGGCAGATGGTGAAGCAGTTCACCGTTGCCGCAGTAAATGGCGGCATGATTGGCCACCGATGCGCCAAAGCAGCACAGCAGGATATCGCCCGCCTGTGCAGAGGACAGGGGCACCCGGTAAAAGCCGGTGACCGCCATATTGTCCAGGTAAAGGTTCTGACCGTTACGCCACCAGTCATCCTCACGCTCAAAATCCGGCATATCAATTCCCGCCAGATGGTAGGCATCCCGGAACAGCGTGTAACAGTCCGTCACCCCGTGCTCAAAGCGCCGTCCTGTCAGATGTGGCACACAGCGGAATTTATCGAATTTCCCCCCGGCAGACCAGCCACCAGGACAGTGCACTTTTTATCTGCAGCCGCCGGTCGGCCTCGCTCAGCCAGGGCAGACCACCGGGATGACTGTGGACCAGTGCCACAATCTCCCCCTGCATCTCTGCCCGCAGCCAGTCTTCCGGTGCAATACGAAAATACGCCTCCGGCTCTGCAGAGATATTCACACAAGGGATATACCGCTCCCCCTCCGGCGTTCTCACCACGAAGCCGCACGACTCCGCTGGCGCACACCGCCGGGCATGCGCCAGAATCGCTGATTCAGTCTGTGTCATAAAACAGGATTTACTGCGAAAGTTTATTGATGGAAAGGAAACCGCCAAAATTGACCGCCATGCCGCGCATCTCACACCCGCGCATGCACTTGCTGCATCTGTCCTTACGGATATCCGTGGTGGGGTTGTCGAACTCATCCGCCACAGCCCCGCCCGTGTAACCACACTCATCAGAGCGGTAGGTCCACATACAGGTATTCGCCAGCATGATGCGACCGGGAAACAGCGCCCCATCCGTCTCGGTCGGTGTAGCCAGCACAAACGAGGCCGTCATGGCTGTCAGCTGCGACATCTGCTCCACCACCCAGCGGTCACTCAGCTCCTGCTCCGGGTCCGCCTCCGGATTGCCCGCAACGAAATTCACCGCATCCAGAAAACGGGCATACACCCGGCGGCGGACCACCGTGGCCCCCACCAGACTCTGCAGGTCCTCCGCCATCCCGGTGACAAGGCCAAACAGATTGGACACCGTCAGTGACGG